CGCCGGTTCCGCCGGGAAGCTCTGCAGCGAAGCGACGCCGGCCGAGAAGCTGCTGCTGTCGAGTACGTCCTGCGCCAGCCCGCTGAACTTGAACTCATGAAAATCTCCGTTTACCGCGATCTCCATTTCATCCACCGCCGCGCCGCGAAGCACCCTCTGCACCGCCGTCGAGGGAGTCCAGTAATCGAAGAGCGAAACCGTGGGCAAATTCGAGGCGGGCGAGTATGTCACCGCGGCCTGCATCCCCGCTCCGGCTCCCGGAACCGTTGTAAACGGCGCGTTCAGCACCACCGTCGTCGGGCTCCCGATCGCCGCCACAAAGCGGATCTCGTTCGCGGATGCGATCGCCTGCCCTTGAACCAGGCCGTGCGGAGAGCTGAATGCGATATTGGCGCCGTCGCTCGCTGAAGCCACCGTACCGCCGAGGTATTGCGCCGGCGCGGCGCCCAGCGCCGATTGAAATAGCGGCCCGTATGCCGGCCCGGGATTCGTCTTCTGCCAGCTCGTCAGGTAGGTTTGCAGCTGGAATTTCGTGCGCAGCCGCCCGCCTGACGGCACGCCCGGAAAAGTCCGGCTGCCCGTCTTGTCACGCCTGTTGGCGGTCTCCAACTGCTGCTGGACGCCCAATTTTACGGCCGGAATGCGGTGCATCGCAGTGACTTCCGCGATGGCTCCAAAGGAATCCTCCAGCGCCGTGTAGAAGCGATTTGAATTAGAAAGAATGTACGCCATACTAACTGATACTTACTCCGATCTCAAAAGTGATCTTCGCCGTCTGAATGAAGTTCTTACCGCCCTGTTTCACCGGCCCGAACGCCACCTGGTATCCGCCGCCGTAATACATGCCTCCGCCCCAATCGCCGGAGCTTACGTCCAACATTCCCATCACCGCGTCCGCGTAGGTTTCCAGGTGCGTTTGAAGATTGTCTACCCGGTCCGCCGAATGCCGTAGATCGATGGCCATCTGAATAGTCCCGGAGAACGTCCGGAACTTCTCCGCCTGGCTATTTACGATCTTTTCGCAATAGACATTCGCCGCCGGATACCGCACCGTGTTACTTCGCTCGGCCAGATCCGCTGCAATGTTACCGGTGCGGATCTGCGACGGATCGAGCGCCGGTACTCCGGGCAGACCCTGCGTAAGCGATGCCAGGTTCGCGTTTGCGCCGCTCAATCCCGTCAACCGCTGAATTACCATTCCCGATGCCGCGCTTCCAATTTGGGGTATCATTTATCCTCTTAGTAAAATCCGCGGCAGCGGTTGCAAGTAAGTCGGCTTTTGACCTTTTCCCGGCAGCGATCCACTTTGGATTAGCTCCGCCGGCTGCTGCCACGTTTGGCCCGTTGCGATTACTGCGCCGTTCTGCCGGTATATCGCATCCGGGGACGTTCCCACATAGACATTCCATCCCGCCGCGGCCGCCGGCGCGGCTCCGGTTTCAACCAGGAAGGCGCTGGATGTAGTGGCGATCGTGGCCAGCATCGCGGGCGCGCCCTCTTCGCCGGCCCCGTTCACCCACGTTGCGGTGACATAGTACAGCCCGTCCTCAAGAGCGCCAGGAAAGGCCGTCAACACCGGACTTGCCGCCCGCTCCACGGGCGTCCCCGCGATACCCACGCCGATTTCAATCAGCTTGCTGTATGCCCATTTCGCCAGATCGTGAAACTGGTCGCGCTTCCCCGCGTAGCGGTCGTTGAGCTGGCTGTTGTAAGCGTCCGTATAGAACAACTCGAGCGCCCGCGCCGTGTGCCATAACTTGAGCGGCGGAGTTACAACCACCATGTCCAGCTTAGGCTGCGGAGCAAGCCAGAACAGTCGGTCCGCGTGACCGAACTGGCGCAACACGCCGATCAGGTCCATCGCGACTTGCTCCTGGGCGAGCGCCATCTTCTGGCTCGTATCGATTCCCTCCACGCTGGCCACGTTGAGCAACTGGGAATCCTGCGCCGTCAGATCCTCTATGCCCGAGATCGGGCCATCCGTGAAGAGTGCCATCGCGTTAGACCTTGTCCTTCTTGCCGCCGGTCAACTTCGCCATTTCGCTGGTCGAGACCACCGTAAACTGCACCTTGGCCGCTTCCGCCTCCTGATCCGCTATTCGTTTGGCTTCGGCTTGCGCATCCCGGTAGGCCTTCGTCTCGTCCGCCGTCGCCAGCCGCGCCATACCCTCGACGATCATCTTCGCCGCAATCGCGCGCGTGACTTCGGCGTACCTGCCGTCTTTGCCGCCGTCCTGCGTCTCTTTGCTGACGACCACGGGAAACGCCTCGGCTATCTCCGCTTCCGTATTCCGAACCTTTTGGTAGTAAAGTCTTAAGTCCATCCGATTCTCCTGTTAGGGGCCGGACTTGCGCCCGGCCCCGATGCGTTACAACTCTGCTAAGTGTTGACCTGGACGCCCAAAGTGTTCCGCAGAACACCGCAGCCGTACAGAACATCGACCGTGAATTGCTGCGCCAGCGTGTTCGGCTGGTAGCTCATCACCACGCGCATTCCGAAATTGCCCAACTCGGCGTATTCGGCGATCGCGCCAGTGCCCGGCAGCGGTTGCGGCAGACGGCGGATCACCAACCCCAAGGCGTTCTTGGTGAATGCCAAATTGTGAGTGTTCACGGGAGTGGTTCCGGTCTTTGGCACAAACTGCGAGCGGAATACGAAGAAGTCCTTCACCTTGCCGATACTGCCGTCGACAATCGCGCGCAAACCCGCTTCGCCAGCGCTCTGAAACTCGCTGAAGCGAGGAATCTGGCGCCACGCCGAATACGTATTAGCGTCGACCACCATGTACTTCTGCTCCAATGCCGGAACCTTCGCCAGGAACAGGGCGGTTTCCGCCGCGTCCACCACCGCTTCGGTGATGGCCGTACCTGCCGTGCCCACGGGAGTGTTCGACGTGAAGCCCGCATACAAATTCAGCAGGTCGCTTTCGATGCGCTGCGCGATCGCCGCCACCGCCGGCTGCATGTAAATCCTCAGCAGGTCCGGCACCGCCAGCACTTTGGTCACGTCCGGAATCTGGAATGTCGATTCCACGTGGGTGTTCAGCACGATCTGGGCGTTGCCCAGACTCGGATTCTGGGGCTGCACCGTGCCGCCTTCCAGAATATTGTTCGCCACCATCGTCGGTGGAATCGGAATGTTGATTGTGTCGCCGGCATGAGCCAGCACAGGCTCATAATCGCGATTGACGAGGTTTCCCATGACGAGATTCCCGACCAGCACCGGCAAAGCGTCCGCCGCCACCAGCTTCACAATCGCGTTTGCGACGTTCGTTGAGGTTATTGTTGCCATCTATTCTCCTTTTTCGTTCTCTCCGGCCGAGGCCGGTACTTCTCTACAGACCTCGCAAGGTCTGCGACGCCACGCGCACGATTTCTTCTCGCACCCGCTGCATCTCTTCTGCGCTCATCCCCGGCCGAATCCGGTCGAGCGTAACGGCTTCGCTACCCGAAGCCGGCGCTTTGAAGCTCGCGGAAATCCCGCTGCCCCCTGCAATCCTGGCCGGCAGAAACTCTGGGTTCTCGTTGACGAACGCGCTCAGATATTCCTTCATGGAAACCTCTCCGCTTTCGCCGCGAGCCACAAATCGCCCATCGGGACCCCGCTGAATTCCGTCCTGCACCGCCTTGAACGCAAGATCGATTTTCGATACGCCCAGACGCTGCAATTCCGCGCGTACAGCGGAATTTCGTTCCGCTTCGTCGGCCGCCAGCCGGCTGCGCTTGTTCTCCTCGACGACTTCATTCAGCCGCTTCTCGAGTTGTTCGCGCCGCTTGCGCTCTTCCTGCAATTCCACCTTGTAGGCAGGCTCGTTCTTCGCCTGTTCACTTGCAGTGAACTCTTGAATCGCCTGCCGTACAATCGCCTGTATGTCTAGTCCTTCCATATCCCTCCAATCGTTCGTCGTTGTAGAAATTGGCTCGTGCGGTAACGTCGATACCGCACAAGACCGGGCGCGAGGGCGCTAACTTACGCCTCGCTCGATCTCTTCCGCGACCTTGTTTTTAATCTCGGGCCGCGCGTCGTTGAGATACTTCAGCGCGATGTTCTTGAAGACCTGTTTAGTCAGCGTGGGAGATTGAATCCCCAACGCCAGCAGGTTTTTCGCGTCTTCCAGATCGCCGCTGAAATCTTCGATGTCGAACTCGTCCAATCCGCCCACTCCAACCGCAACGCCGTCCTGGCGCGCTTCCGCAATGGCGCCGAGTACCCGCCGCATGGCGTCCTTCACCATGCCGCCATAAGCGCGAAGCACCTCTTCGGTCGTTTCGAAATCCAACTGCTTGCTGAGCGCCGATTGATTCGCCGATCCCACGCTCCCGCCCGCCTGCGTCATCACGTAGCACACACGGTAGATCTCATCCTTGAGCCGTTCTAGATTGTCCGCCGCGATCTGGTAGACCTTACCTTCCGGCTCAGTCCAGCCGAATCGATCTTGCGGCCCCATTTGGATGTAATAGGATTCACCCACAATCTGGCTCCATTCGCGATCCGAATAAATCACCGGCGTCGCGAACAAACCCATCGTCAAGGCCCAGGAAAGCGCGTTCGACTTATTGAAATGCTCTAACTGCAGCAGCGCCGCCTTATTGGTCAGCCATGACCCGTCGCTCACCTTCATGCGAAACACCGGGACGCGCTGAAGCGCCGCGAACCCGTGCCTTCCCTCGTCGATGAGTTCGATCGGTTTCGATTCCCCGGCCTGGCGGTAGATCTGGAAGGTCTCGCGATCGTAGTAGATCCAACGCGTCTCCTGCTCCCACTTCGCGTCGGTAACTTTCGATTGCTGCAGGCAGGCGGTTCGGATTACCACCCATTCCATCTGACCCGCTTCGTCGTAACTCCAATTGATGACTTCGTCCGGTCCGTAGTTCACCAGATATGCCCGCGAGCGGCCCGAGGCATCCTCCTCGGCGCGCGTCGCGGCCGGCCCGTTGGCTCGCGGAAAATCGACCACGATGTAGCTGGTTCCGCAAACCAGGGCCTCTACCAGTCCCTGCCTGAAGAACTCCGTCAGTGTCGTTCCCTTGAAATCGCAATCGCCGGAAAACGACTCGTAGAAGCGCTTCGACGAGGCGCCCATGCCGTCAAACGTCACCACGGGCGCGCGCCGCATCAGGGTTGCCGCGTACCAATCCACGATCGACCCAATGTAGTTTTCGTAAAAGACGCGGCTTAGTCGCTCGGTGTAGATCTCGTTCGGCTCCTTATTGCGCCGCGCCAGGTATTGCGAAGCATGCTCGCGGAGCTGCTCGCCGCCCGCATAGAGATCGCGGTACCGGCGCCACATCTCCTTACGCGAGGCGTATTCCGGATGCTCGCGGTTGATCGTCTTCGTCAAATGAGCCTCCCCTCGCGTGGACCGATTCCGGGAAGCTGCTTGCCTTCCTGCCAAAGCAGGTAGCCCAGAGCGTCCGATAGATGCGTCCGCATCCTATCGCGCTCTTTGTCGATTTGATTACTATCTTCTTTGTAAGACACTTGTTCGAGGTCCTTTATAAGTTCGTTGCACTTTCGGTCAACTAACAGCCCGATATTTCCGGAGGCCGATCGCAGCATCGCGTTTGTCAAGTTCACCCTGTCGCGAATCTGCGGATTCGTCCGCGGCGCCCCGTATCGCACCAAATGTTTTCCATTCGCCGCGAAACACTCGCGGATCATCTCGTAATCGGTACTTCCCGTAGTCCGATGCTGATAACCCGAGGCATCGCCGTACACCACTACCTCTGCGTTATGCTCCGGAAACTTCTTCAGAAACTGACGGCACGCCTCGTACGTGGTCGTGTTGCGTAAATACAACTCGTCCAACACCCGCACCACGCCGTCAACCCGTTGCGCAATCACCGAGCACATTGGGTCCACGTTGAAATCCAGCGCCCAGAACAACGTCCGATTCGGGTCCGGCTGCAAATCCGTCACGTGATCGTTTCTCGAGAAGTTCCAGTAGACCCGGCCGCCCGTGAGAGCAAGGTAAGAGCCGAGCACCTCCTGTTGGTAAAACTTCTCGTCGTAACTTCCCTTCAACCGCTCGTAAAAATCCGGCACCTGCGAAAGCAGATGCCGGTTCTCAAACGGCTTCGCCACGATCGCCGCATAACCGGAAACCCGGTCCGAGAAAAATCGCCTGTACACCCAATCGAAACCCTTCGGCGTCCACACCGCGAAACCGCACAGACGCTTCGCCTTCGGGTCTCTCAGCCTGCCTTCCAGGCGCAGCCACGCGCCTTCCGGCGAATAAGTCAATTCGTCCAGTCCGAACCATGCCAGATTCGTTCCTCGCAAACGCTCGAACTCGTCCACCGAGCGGAAGATCACGCGCGACTTCGTATCCGTCAGCGTCGTGACGTTTTCCGCCTTGTTGTGCTCGAATGGAATCCGGTTACTTTCCAGCAATTCGAACAGCGCCGCCTGCGTCGCATCGCGCAGCATCGGAAAAGTGGGCGCGCCCACCAAACCCATCCGTCCCGGATTGAGGTAACTCATCCGGATCGCTTCATGACAAAGCGCCTGGCTCTTTCCGCTGCCGATCGGCCCGGAGAATCCCTTGAATCGGGATCTCGAACGGTGAAATGCCTTTTGAGACGGCAACGGATCGTAGCCTATTCCTCTAAAAAGTCCGTTTCCGGTTCGACCCATGTCACCGTAATCTCCCTGGGAAGTTCGTCTTCCTGAGTTACTTCCTGTTCGAATTGCAATAACTTCAGATACTCGGCCAGGGTCGGCTTGAAGTTCTCGTCATTCAGCCGCTTCTCAAAAGCTCCTAACGCTTTGCGGACTAAGTCCGGCAGACGCCGGTCCGAATCCCCTGCCTCTTCACGCCCCGCCTCTTCACGCCCCGCCTCTTCAAACGTCGCCTGACTCGGTCCTCGCCATCTGTGGAGTTCGATTTTTGTTTTAATATTTTGTTTTTCCATTTATGGCCCAAAAAGAAAACGGCCCCGCGAATTTCGCGGAGCCGCAAACTTTCTTCCCGATCTGAGATTAGCAGTCGGGCGCCTGGCGCTCAGCGGTGCATTTTTTGGAAGTGATTGAAAAGAAACTAAATAAAAAAATTATTTATTTGTGACTAGGAATTTGCCGCCGCTCGCCGCCACGATATGCAGCGCATTTTTGCCCACTAATCGCTCGAATCGCGGCAGTTGCGGACCCTCCGCGGTGAGGTAGTAACGTGTATCCGCGCCCCACAGCTTTTGGAACCCGCCATCGTCGATAAATACATCTCGCGGCGCATCCGG